CAGATCCAAATGATTATGAGGTACAAGGTGTATATCAACCAAGGTCTGCTTATTCTCCTCAATACCCATATAATCATGTATATGAATCAGAGTCCGGTCATCTTAAAGAATATGATGATACACCAGGTGCTACTAGAATTAGAGAAAGACATAATTCTGGTACTTATTATGAAGTACAACCTGGTGGTAGTAAAATCGAAAGAGTTGTTGCGGATAACTATGAATTAATATTAGGTGATGATACAATAGAAGTTAAAGGTAATGTTAATATCATTGTATCTGAGGATGTTAATTTATCGGTCGCTGGTAATATAACAGCACATGTTGGAAAGAATGTAGAATTTTTAGCACAAGGTGATGTTAATGGTGAAATACGAGGTAACATTGCTCTTAGAGTAGGACCAAATAAAGATGATCATGTTACATATGATGATGATGGTGTTGCTATACATGATACGACTGCTGGTATGGAAGGTTATACTAAATTAGAAGCAGAACAACTATGGTATCCTAGAGAATTAGATGAATTACCATTATATACAGGTGATGGCTATTTAGCTGATGATGGTATACCTCCAGTATTACAGGAAATATTAAATAATTGGCGACCTGAAACTATTGAATTAATAAATGGTAATTGGGTATATAAATTTTGGACCAATGATGATCAAAGTAATGCTGAAAAAATATTATTAGCAATACCTGGTGGTAATGTTGATATACATATCGAAGGAACCTTAACCGGATTAATTGATGGGCACGTTGATTTAACTGTATTAAATGATGCTAAGGTAGATATTAAAGGTAATGCTGATATTGATGTTGGTGGTAATATGGATACTTTAGTAAAAGGTACATACACTTGTGAAAGTGAAGGAGCCATGACTTTCATAGCTCCATCTATTGATCTTAACCCAGACACATAATGAGTACTCCCGCAGCATGTAGAGAAGGAGATGAGTTGGATACTGGCCATTATTGTACATCAATAACAACTTTAGATATTCCAGGTCAAAGTAAAGTTAGAATTAATGGTAAATTGGCGGCACGTAAAGGTGATAGTACAGTACCACACACTGAAGGCCTTCCATTTTGTCCTACTCATACTGCTGTGGTTAATGTAGGGTCTAGTACAGTAAGAATACACGGTAAAAAAGCAGCTAGAGTTGGTGATTCCACCGATGATGGTGCAATGACCGGTGGTTCAGGTAATGTAAATATTGGTGGATAAAGGGTATAAATAACATTATGGCAATAACTACTTCAAATATAGCAGAATATGTTGACTTAGATTTCGTATTTAAGTCTAATCCTAATACGGGTGATTTAGGCATAAAGCAGCAAATCAATGCAGTTAAGCAAAGTATTTTACATATATTACACACCAATCATGGCGAAAAGGTATTCGAACCATTGTTTGGTGCTAATTTAATACAGTTTTTATTTGAAAATAATGGATTAATTACATCTATTGCTATTGCAGATAGTATTAAAGAAGCAATAATAAATTATGAGCCTAGAGTAGAAGTATTAAATGTGAAGGTTAATAATAACCCAGACGCAAATAGTATAGAAATAACATTGGTTGTTAAAATTATATCAACAAATCAAATAACTAGTATAGCAACATCATTAGAGAGACTAAGATAATGGCACAAGATAGAAGAATTAATGCATCAGAATTAGATTTTGAAACACTTAAAGCTAACTTAATTAATTATATGCTAGAACAACCTGGCGCATTCCAGGATTATAATTTTGAAGGTTCTGCAATGAATACCGTCATTGACGTACTTACATATATTACACATATTAATTCCATTAATGCCAATTTTGCATTAAATGAAACATTTCTTGATACAGCACAATTAAGACAATCTGTTGTATCTCATGCTAAACTATTAGGATATACTCCAAGAGCTACTAGTCCGGCGATTGTATATATTGATGTTGAATTAGTATCACCGACAGGTTTATTTGTTGATGGTAGTAATTTACCTGCCACAATTAATAGAGGTACTATTTTTAGTACAGTAATTGGTTCTATATCATATAATTTAATTGTATCTAATACAATGACTACATCATATGGTGAACATGAATCAGGTAAATATATATTTAAAAATGTTAAATTAGAACAAGGTAATATTGCTACTAGAAAATATAATTATGATCCAGCTAATTTTGATTCATATATTATTTCAAGTGACTTCGTAAATACAGATTCATTAATTGTCGATATTTTTGAATCATCTACATCTACACAATCAGTAACATTTGTTAAATCTAATAATATTACTAATATTAATGAAGAATCTAATGTGTATTTTTTAGAAGAATCACGTGATGGATTTTATGAAATTAAATTTGGTGATGGTATTATTGGTACTCAATTAGATGCAGGTAATATTATAGAAATGAACTATTTAGTAGTAGGTGATGGTGATATTAATGGCGCATCACAATTTTCATTAAATGATACTATTGAAGGTAATGCTGATGTTATTATTACAACTATACAAAAAGCTTCTGGTGGTTCTGCCGCAGAATCAATGGAGTCTATTAGATTCTCAGCACCTCTTGCATTTACAGCACAAAATAGAGCTGTAACACCAGATGATTATAAAGGCATTATTCAAAACTCTTGGGGTGATATTGATACATTAACTGTTTGGGGTGGTGAAGATAATATACCACCTGACTATGGTAAAGTATATGTATCAATTAAACCTAAGGCAAGAGAAGTATTAACAGATATTGAAAAGGAAGTTATTATTGGTAATATTCTTAAACCAAAAAATGTAGTATCAATTTCACCTATTCTTGTTGATCCAGATTATACATATATTGATTTAGAAGTATATTATAAATTTAATCCTAATGTTGCTACTTCAGATGAGGCAACATTATCTCAAAATATTAGAACTGCTATCACATTATATAATGATAATAAATTAAAATCTTTTGGTGGTGTGTTTAGAAACTCTAACCTATTAAATGTAATTGATAATTCGAGTATTGCTGTTATTTCAACGATTATGAGAATTGAAATGTCTAAGAAATTTATCCCTGAGTTAGGTGTTGAAAAATTATATACATTTAATTTTAATCAACCCATTGCATATTTATCTGGTAAAACTCAATATGTAACATCTACTGAATTTACTTATAGAGCTGAATCATGTAGATTAAAAGATTATTTAGACACTGAAGAAAATAAAAATATTATTCAAATTATTGGTGCCACAGGTACTATATTAAATCCTAATGTTGGATATGTAAATTATAATACAGGCGAAGTAGTTTTAGAAGGATTTGCCCCTGATTCAATTGTAGGAGTTTATGATTATCTTAAGATAGTTACTAAACCTGCATCATCAGATATATCACCTATGAGAAATGAATTGTTAATTATTAATACAGCAACAGCTATAATTGTAGGTGAGATTGATACAATGATAACCGGTGGTACAACGGCTGGTATTGATTATACAACGGTGAGTAACTAATGGCTTTTAATATATCCTCATTTATAGATGACTTAGTACCTGCCCATATTAATCAGGACTATCCTGAGTTAATTGAATTCATTAAAGTATATGCATTATATTTAGAAAAAGTAAATAAATCTGCATTTTATCTAAATCAAATTGATCACCAACGTGACATTGATTTAATTGAAGAACATCTATTAACAGAGTTACAAAATGAGATTGGCGCACCAATACCTAGAGATTTTGCAGCTGACCCAAGATTATTTTATAAACATCTAGTAGAATTTTATCGTTCAAGAGGAACACCAGAATCTATTAAAACTTTCTTTAAATTAATTTATGATGATGAAGTAGATATTTATTTCCCGAGAGAGGATATGTTAATCCCTTCTGACGGCAAATGGTTTGAACAAAAAGCAGATATTATTGCTAATCATAATGATTATACCCCAACATATATTTGGACATTAGTAGCAAAAACATTCATTATTAATATGGATTCAGACCAAGGGTTTGCACCTAAGTTTAATGATGATGTAGTATTTGTTAATGATGTTTATGTATCGAATGGTGACTATAAAGAAACTGTTTATTATGATACAAGTGATAATGAGATGAAATATTCTCTTATATTTGCCAATGAATTAATAATAGGCGATGTAGTTAAAGTATACCCTAAAGGTTTATTTACTACCGCTGATGGTTTCTTATCTAATAAGAAATATATTCAAGATTCTTATTTTTATCAAAAGTTTTCTTATGTACTTAAGACTGGTAAGAATATCGATGACTGGAAGAATGCATTCACAAGACTAATTCATCCGGCTGGATTTATATTCTTTGGTGAGATTCTTATCTTTATTAAGATAATTGCTTCCAATTTAAATATTCAACCTGGTAGACAAGGCTCAGGACTACCATTAAATATCAATATATCACCTGTTTATATGCAATCAAGTGCAAATGAATTAGGTACATATGTTGAGAAAGAATTACAATACGTAAGATCTAATTCCAGAATAGGTATGTGGAATCATTTGGAAAATGTTAAGTTCTGGAATTGGAGACCAATAAGAGAATATGGTGCATATACCATAGAAGATGTTATAAATAACAATATAGGATTACAATTAGGTGCAAGAGTTTGGTCTTGTGCCCCTAATGATCCAGCAACAGATGTGTCATACAATTCAGTTGAATGTACGATACAAACATAACGGAGAGACAATAAATGTCAGCAATTATAACAAGTAAATTTAGATTAGATACAACTGAAAAATTTGTTGACAGTCTAGCATCAAATACATTTTATATGGGTTTGGGTAGATCAAATTCATGGCCAGATGATACAACACCTGATGATCCATACGAGAATGATTATACAATAAATACTTTATGGGAAAATATGTTCGCCATGAAAAAATGCGAATCAGTAGATATTATCTATTCATCACCAAGAACTCTATGGACTTCTGGTGTTACATATTCTGATTATGATGATAGAGATGTTAATATCGAAGGAAAGAATTACTTTGTAGTATCAGATAATAACAATGTATTTATGTGTCTTAAATCAGGTGGTGTGTCTACTACCAACCCTGATATTGCCGGTGTAACAACTTCTGGTGTTATTGATCATGCTTCAACTGATGGTTATATATGGAAATATATGTATACAATTCCAGTTGATACAGGTTCTAAATTCCTTACGGCTTCATTTATTCCGGTTCAATATTTAACTTCGGCTCCTGATCCTGGTTCAGATACAGCATTACTTAATCAATGGTCTGTACAAGATAATGCTATTGATGGTGCCATTTATGCTATTAAAATTGTTTCTGGTGGTACGGGTTATACTTCTGCTCCTACTGTAACAGTGTCAGGTAATGGTACAAGTGCTACTGCAACAGCGACAGTAACTGGTGGTGTTATTACTGATATTGATATGACCGGTGTTGGTGCAAATTATACTAAAGCAGTTATTACCGTTACTGGTGGTGGTGGTTCAGGTGCTTCATTAAGACCAGTCATTGGCCCTTCAGGTGGATTTGGTAAAGACCCACGAAATGATTTAAGATCTCATTATGTAACTATTA